AAGCTAATTGGAATGAAAATCAAAAGTTTGGAGCAGGTTGGGGAGCCAAGACTTGGAATGAACAGTCTTGGGGAGATCTTAATGATGTAACAATTAGTGTTACAGGTTTTGAAATAGAATCAAATTTAGGTATAGAAGGTTGGGGCAACAATGCTTATGGCCGAGGTGCGTGGGGCGAGTTTGCAGCAGATATTGGCCTTGGTGCAGATGTTTCTGTATCAGGTGTATCTTTCTCAGCTGCAACTACTACAGCTTCTGGAATAGGTTCTGCAGTTATACAACCATCAGGTATCTCTGCATCATTTAGTGTTGGATCATTATCTATTGAAGCAGACGCTAATGTTTCAATGTCTGGTGTATCAACTTCCTCTTCAGTAGGATCTGTATCAGTTGCTGATCAAGTTGTAGGTATGACAGGTCAGTCATTTACTGCAAGTCAAGGAACTGCAATTGCACCAAATGATACTGTTCAACCATCAGGCATTTCATTTACTGCAAGTCAAGGAACTGCAACAGGTTCTTCTAGTAACCAAGTTGATGCCACAGGATTTTCAATATCTACATCTCTTGGCACAGCAGTTGCACCAAACAACACAGCAGTAATATCAGGTGTATCAGCTACATTTAATTTAGGTTCAATTGTAGGGTTAGGTGGAGCTGTAGCTCAACCTACAGGATTATCCGCAACAGCTAGTGTAGGAGTCTTAGATCCTAATGATATGACTTTAGGAATATCAGGTCAATCATTTAGTGCTAGTGTTGGATCAGTATCTCTAGCTGATATTCAGGTTGGATTAACTGGTCAATCAGCATCATTTAGTATTGGATCTGTAAATATTTTTGCATATGGAGATATTGACACTGGACAAAATAACAGTTATTCTAATGTACCAACAGGTTCTAATGGAACTTATTCAGATGTTGCAACAGGAACAAATAACAGCTATAATGATGTAGCAGCTTAGGAGAATTTTTTATGGCATCAACATTTACCCCTTTAGGGATAGAACTTCAACAAACCGGTGAAAACGCCGGTACATGGGGAACAAAAACTAATACAAATTTACAAATAGTAGAACAAATCTCTGGTGGATATACCACAGTAAATTTTGGAAGTGATGCAGATGTCACTTTATCTGTAACAGATGGTGGAACTGGTGCAGCTCTTGCACATAGAATTTTAGAATTTACTTCAACAGGATCTTTAACAGCTACTAGAAATTGCACAATTCCTCTTGATGTGCAAAATTTTTACATTTTAAAAAATGCAACAACTGGCGGTCAATCTATAACATTTAAATATGTTTCTGGGTCAGGAAATAGTGTTACTGTTTTAAATGGTAAAACAGTCATAGCTTACGCAAAAGCTGATGATGGAACAAATCCAAACATAGCATCTGTATCTTTATCAAGTGATCTTGTTGATGATACATCACCACAACTAGGTGGCGATTTAGATACAAACGATTTTAATATTGCATTTGATGATGCTCATGGAATTAATGATGAGAATGGAAACGAACAAATAGTATTTCAAACTACATCATCTGCAGTAAACCAAATAGATATAACAAACGCTGCTACTAGTGGCTCACCATCTATTCAAGCAACAG